CGCATATTAGTGGTAATTCACTAACTGTTATTATTAATGGTATTTGTGGTTCATTGAACTTGCGATGCTGTTTTTATTCGCAGTATGTACCAACCAAGTTTTCAGATCGTCTGAAATTTCGTGATTGCGTTGCAGCAATGACGTATGGTGATGATAATATTGGTTCAATTAAGATTGGGATTGATAAGTTTAATATCAAGATTTGTTCCCAATTTTTAGCGGAATATGGACAGGTTTACACTATGCCTGATAAAGAATCTGAACTTACGGAGTTTTTACCTCCTGAGGAGTTCGAATTCTTGAAGAGGAGTAGTGTTAATCATCCCAAACTTGGCGTGCATTTAGGTGCACTATTGGATAAGTCAATTTATAAATCGTTGCATTGTTTTATGCGTGGTAAGAACTGTCCTTTGACAGAAGAACATGCGTGTGCACAGAACATTGATGGAGCCCTTCGTGAGTGGTTCAATCATGGTGAAGATAAGTATGAGGAACAGCGAGAACTTATGAAGAAAGTCGCTGCCCGTGCTAATATATCACATATATGTTCTGGTTTAAATCTCAGCTATAACGACCGAGTTGCAGATTGGAATGACCAATACAAGAATGACGAAAGTCATCTTGTATAGGTAAGGTCAGTCACTTTGGAGACGTTAAATCCAACCCAGTTTCAATACTGATGGTTAGCAAAATTGATATATGTATATGGATACCGTGAGTGTTTTGATCTTTATATGTTTTGTAGAAAATTCATAGGCTTTGCATATGTTAACGGTCCCTACTGGGGAGTTTAGTTCGAGTTCACCGTGCTCACTTGTAAATATGTCGTACCATATGAGTCAATCCACTCAATGGTCTGTAAATAAATAAATGGATTGGTAATATTTTTAAATTTACTAGATTATGCCAGGATGCACAAGCCAACATATGTTTTGGTCCTGGTGAAACAAACGTGCACAACAAATCTGTATCGGAGATACAGTCAGCAGCGTCTGAAAATTCTAATTCTTCATTGAAGTTAAAATTTAAACCGCAATCTGGTCCGGAAGGTACTACTGTAATGGAAGGTTCCACACTTTCCACAGAACAGAATATTCTTTTCCGTGACCAAAACCCATCGTATGTTTACGGGGTGGACCATGTAGATGACCCTACTAGAGGGTTGCAGGATACTGATGATGCAACTTTGGACAATTTCTTTTCACGTCCGTTGAAGATCAGCACCCAGGAATGGGGTACAGGCACCACTTTGGGTTATGATTTTGATCCCTGGGAATTATATTTTGGAAATCCTCGTGTAATTAACAGAATGACAAATTATAATCTAATGCGTGCTAAATTACATTTAAAAATTGTGATTAATGGTAATGGATTTCAATATGGTCGTGCCATAGTTGGTTATCTTCCTTTGGATACTTACGACAATATGTCTACTTTATCAGCACTTATACCGCAAGATTTGGTTCAATTGTCGCAGTGTCCACATATTTTTGTTGACCCTACTACGTCCACTGGAGGAGAGTTATGTTTGCCTTATTACAATCATTTTAACAATTCTTCCATTCCGTTTGGTAATTATCGCAATCTTGGACGAATTTATGTTCGTTCAATTAATGCTTTAAAACATGCAAATGGAGCTGGAGATAAATGTACTGTATCCATTTTTGCATGGGCTGAGAACGTACAACTCAATGTTCTCACTTCCGTTGACGCTCCAACATTGACTCCTCAGTCAGGTATGGAATCCAACAAGGGCAAGAAAAATACGATGTCTAAGTCCTCAAGAGGAGGCAAAAAGAGTGGTTATGCCAAACAAGGTGGAGGATCAACCACTCCGGGCAAGGAGATAGATGAAGCTAATTCAACCGGCATGGTGTCCGGACCAGCAACATCTATAGTTAAGGCAGCGAATGCGTTGAGTGTAATACCCCAAATTGCACCCTTTGCAATGGCAACTTCTAAAGTTGTTGGCGCAGTTGGTAATGCTGCAAAAGCATTTGGGTATAGTAGACCTCCTATTACTAAAAACCCCGAACCTTATAGGCCAACACCGTCATCGCAGTTAGCAACAACTAACACACCAGACACAGCTATTAAGCTTACGTTAGATGAGAAGCAAGAATTGACTATTGACCCAGGTATTGCGGGTTTAGGACCAGAGGATCCTTTGTCAATTCAGAATATCGCATCTCGTGAATCGTATTTGACCAAGTTTAATTGGATAATGGGTACTGCACCTGAGACGTTGCTTTTTAATGTTAGAGTAGATCCCGCACAATTCGATGTGTCTGGAGGTGCAGCTTATCATTTTCCGGCCACGGCAATGGCAGCTTTACCTTTTGAGTATTGGACAGGAACTTTGAAATTTAGATTTCAGATTGTTTGTTCTGCTTTTCACAAAGGAAGACTCAAGTTCGTTTATGACCCATTGTTCTTGGATTCAAACGAGTATAATACGAATTATATTGAGATAGTTGATATTGCAGATACACAAGATTTTACGCTTGAAGTTGGTAATGGACAAGCGACAACATTGTTAGAACATGCTATACCGGGTGAAGATCCTATTGCAGAGATGCATAGTACTTTACCTTTAGAATATCGACCTTTCGGTAATGGAGTTGTTGGTGTGTATGTAGTCAATGAATTAACTACACCCAATAGTTTCGTGGAAAATGATATTCAGGTTAACGTGTTTATTTCTGCAGGAGATGATTTTGAAGTTTTTGTCCCTAGCGATCACTTTCAGAAGTTTGTTTTTAAGCCACAGAGCGGATTTGAGCCGCAGAGTGGGAATGAAATTGTTCCTGAATCGCAGGATACACAAGAGCCCTCAGCTCCCGAGCAATCGATGAGTGATAAACTTGGGCCAGGCATACAAGATACACAACAACTTAACAAAGTATTTGTTGGTGAGACTATAGTCTCTTTTCGCACTTTACTTAAACGATATAACTTGTGGCGACGAGATAAGACATCTGTGGATCACGGAGCTCTTACCAAACGTTACAGAGTGACTAAAAGTATGTTTCCATTTTATCGAGGAAATGTTAGTGGTGCAGTGGATATCTGCGGTAGTACTAATAAACCATACAATTACGTAAACACTGTTATGTTGCACTGGGTTACAGCTGCTTTCTCCGGGTGGAGAGGTAGTATTAGATACAAGTTGATGTTCGATAGGTGTTACCAAACTAGATCCGATAATGTTGATTCTCGTGTTTATGTAACTCGTGAGCCGATATTTCCTTTTGGTCAACCTTCCTATAAGCGAGAGCTGGACACTTATCCTTTTGGTACTTCGGACGCATCTTGTAGTAACCAAATTATGGCGGGTATCACTAGGGCCACTGGTACTAAGGGAATGATGTATGCAACAGATAAGATAAACCCTGTAGTGGAGTTCGAGGTTCCATACTATTCTCAATATCGTTTTACACCAGGTAAACAAATAGATTATACTGAAGATTACAATTGGACCCCAAATTGGTCCCTGGAAGCTCAAATCTATGCCTCAGGCGCAACAGTTGTAGATTACCATGTTGCAGCAGGTGAAGATTTTCAAGTATATTTCTTCACAGGTTTACCCCGTATGTATTACGAGGCGACACCACCAAATCCCTCGTTACTTCCATAGTCTATACTGACTTTAAAAGTATAAATAAAATAAAATTGTTCTCTGTAGCCGAGAACGGCGTTTGCATTGCAAGCGACCTGGCTGACCGCCGAATAAAATATGTCACCCCTTGAGTAGGTAGCATTTGATTCGGCGTTAGCCGATGATTATGTCTTATAGTTTAGCTATAGGTCCTAATAAGGGAGTTACAAATTTTAATAGCGGTAGCCG